AGGAAGTCTCCCGGAATCTTTGCTCCCGTCGACAACGTCCCATGACTTGCGTTCGTCGGACTCAAACAATTGAACTTCCCGGAGTTGATCAACTCCAGTCCCTCCGAAGTCCACTCGATAAGAGCCCAGACTCCAGCCGGGATTGATCCTCCGCTCGGGACGTAAGCGAGATCATAGATCGACCCGACTCGTCTCCGGTCCTCTATCGACCCGATGTCATGAATCCCGACGTGTTGAATCTGGACCGGGAGCGGCTGCGCTGGCATCCCGTAAGACTCGGACGCTTGTCGGAACAACTGGAACCGGGAGACGATTCCCTTGCACCATGCCGGAGTGTACGTTGTGATCGCGATCTTCCCGTTCGGACGAGGATACTCCTCCCGGAGTCCTTGAGGGAATAGGAACTGCCAACGAGTTCGCTCTCGATCTATGGTGCCCGGGACGACTGTCATGCGAGGAACACTGCGCTAAAAGCGGTCGCTCCAGTCTTCACAAACCGAACGACTCCGACCGCTCCAGCTGTCACGGTCGGACCTCCAACGATGGTGACTCCCGTACCTCCGGAAAGCGTGACGTCTCCGGCTCCCGTGGAATTGACGATGAGATCAAAGCTGGAGCCGATTCCGAGAGACGGGACAGCGGTTGAGAGTTGAGTCCCGGTCGGAGTTGTGTCCGTCCGAGTCGTCCCGTTGCTCCGGACGATGTACCCTCCGAGAATCTGGGCCGCTGTGTAAGTCTGATTCGAGTTGGCGGAGATCGTCGTCTCGACAGCGCTCGTCGCTCCAGGGACCGAGAGCGGATTCGTCGCGACCGCTTGGACGGTTGCGGAGCCGGTCCTCGTCACGGTGATCAACCGAGAGCCGGAACCGGGAACGATGACGTCTCCAAGCAACGTCACTCCCGAACCGGCAGTGAGAGTGACAGCGTCCGTCGAAGAGACGTTCTGGACGAGAAAGACGATCTCGTCTCCGTTCGCTCCGAGCGTATAGACGTTCGGAACTCCAGCGATGAGCAAAGCCGCCGTCGGGAGCACATCGGTGCGGGCCGCCCCGGACGGATCGCGGAGGATGATGCCTCGCCCGATCTGTGCGGCGGTGTAGGTCGCCGCACCTGCCGTGTTTACCGCTGCGGGGGAGTTGAATCCGTCAACTCGTCGACGGAGAATCGGGAGAACGTCGGTCCCTCCGACGGTAAATCCTCGGAAATAAGAACCGGAAACCTTTTCGACCTTCTCTCCCATTTGGACACCGTCGGCTTTGGCCTCGTCGAATCGACGCAAGCTGTTTTGAGGTTGTGCCAAAATGGCACAACAACCGACGAGACGCAAGAGCGACCGGTGAGAAGGTCTCAAAATCGGATCAACCTTCTCTCCGGACGGTCGTCGTCGGACTCTCGGGAATCTCCCAAGCGTCGATAATATGCTCCAGTTGTTCGATAGGGATCGACCCTCGTTCGGTCTCCGCTCTCTCGGAGTTGACTCTCCGGACCTCGTCGACAGTCGTATCGAGGACCGTCGTCGTCACGTCCAAGTCAACTCCGGACTCGGACTGGACTCGTTCGATGACCTTTCGACGTGACTCGTCCGTCAAGAGACAAGCGACAAAGTGAACCGTCTCTCCCAGTTGAGCTTCTCGAATCGCGTCGACGAGAGCGACGAGGGACTCCGAGCGACCTCCGTCGAAGTATCCGTCCGATCCCTCCAGGAAGACGAAGTCGTCTCGGTCGATCACAGTCCCGGATTGCTCGAAAGCCCAAGTCGACTTTCCGGAACCGGGAAGACCGACGACGAGGTTGAGACAGACTCTCGGAGTCGTTGCGGAACGGATGACGAGACCTCCAGTCGGAGGAGCGTTGATCGGTCCAGTCGATCCGGTCGACTCGTACTCATATACCCAAACGCATTGACAGAGATTCTGGAGTCCTCCGCTATTCGTAACCGACTTACAACGAGGATTCGGAGGACTCAATCGACGATATCGGTCGGACCCGTAGTCGACTTCGGTCCCGTCCGCTGCGGCGCAAACTGAACAAGTGTAGCGGTCCATTACTGCCGAATAAACCGCTCGGACGATCCTCGGACCTTGCTCGGCAGCGGTGACGGCTCGGGACTCGTTGACGGTCGTCGACACTGTTTGCTCCAACAAGCCGGAAGCGGTATTTCCGACCGACAGCGGAGCGGACGTCAACGTCGACGGAGACGCTCCGTTGAGGACTTGGATCGACGCTCCTCGGAGTTGTTCGTTGACTCGGTCGTTTAGCGCTTGAGCCGCTAGAGTCGCTGCCGCTTCGACTTGAGAAGCGGAACCGGTCGTCCGGTCCGTCGAAGCGGTCCAAGTCCGAGACCCTATTTGAGCGGCGATCTCGGAGAGCACGTCGGACGCTGCGAACTCGGACAAGGACCGGAGAGCCGGGAGCATGGCTTGACGATAGCGCTCGGACCAATCGAGAGAGAGACGAGCAAGACCGGCAACGTCTCCGCTGGAGATGTACGGTTGAGCGGCTGCCGAGTAAGCGGTCCGATGTTGTCTTTGCTCCGCTTCGATTGCTCTCGTCATCCTTTCGACCGCTGTCGTCTTCTCCGCTGCGATTCCGTCAAACGAGACAGCTTGCTCAACCCGAGAGAGTTCTCTCCAGGTAAGGAACTCTCCAGTCCGAGTCTGGACCGGGAAAAGCGGCTTCTTCGCTCGGGTCGTCGTCTCGGTTGTCTCGGCCGGTTGACAAGCTTCGCATCGACAAGCTCCGGACTTTCGACCGAATCCGGACACAAAGTCGGAGATGCAATCCGAGCCGGATCGAGACGTCGACTCCTCGTCCGCTGCGTTTAGCTGTCGGACGAGCTTCGATGACCAAGCTTGACCGGGATCGCCGCCCCATAGCTGCCACGCTTGCCAACCCTTACCCTGCTCGTCCCAAGTCGCTCCGGACTTGTCGACTTCGTGTCGGTCGAAATAGGCCTTCATCCTCCGAGCGGTCTCGGGACTTATCGTCCGACCGTTGGCCAAGTCCCGAGCCCGAGCGACTCCAATCGGAGTTCCTCCTCGTTGACTGGGAGGCTTGGACGCTCGGACCTCCAGTCCTCTCCGAGCCGCTTCTTGGACTCCCTTCGGAGGAGTGAAGTCAATTTCTGCGTACTTTTGAGGGACCGCTCTCGGACGCTGGGACTCGATAAGCTCCGAGCCGGATTCCTCTCCGAACTCGTCCGAGAAGTCCTCGTCTTCTTCGGTCGTCCCGGTCTCCGCTTCCTGGAGCGCTGGACGAGGCTCGGTCGTCGTCTCGTCGGAGTCTGCGAGTTCGATGCCGATCCAATCGGCCATCGATTGACCTCCGAACGAGAAGAACGCTTGCCAAAACGGACCCTCGGTCTCCCATTCCGGATGCTCCGTCGGGTCTCCGACGATCCGAGCGAAGAACGCTTCGACGTCTCGGAGATCCGCTTTGGACAGTGTGTCTCCGGACGCGATTCGCTTCGTCAACGCTGCGTCCGAGACGGTTGGCTCCCATTTGACCGACGACTCCCGACGGACTCTCCGACCGAGAGCGGAGTTCCGTTGAGCGGCTCCCGGAGCGGACTTTCCCTCCAGTTGAGTCGAAGTCGGAACCGGACTCGAAACGGGATCAACTATCTCCGGAGCGGAGACGGACTCGTCGTCCGCAATCGGAGCGGTCTGGAGATCGTCGGAATCTCCCTCCTTTCCTCTCCCGTGCCAGATAACCTCGGACCGTTCCGCTATCTCAACGAGCTCTCGGTCTGTGTATTGTCCGGACTGGACGATGGTCCCGAACGACGTCTGGAGGTTGAGCGCTTCCGAGGGAGATCGGGTGGCGAATCCCTTGACTCTCAAGACCGGATAAACTCGGAGACCAGGGAAGAACAAGTCGCAATAAACCCGGATGAGATTCTGCCAAGCTCGCTCGATCTGCCGAGCGAAGACTCCGAGTCCCTTGAGCCAAAGTTGAGACTTGACGTCTCCGAGGTTGTACGCTCCAGCGCTCTCGCTGCCGAGACCTGCGACAGCGTCTCGGATGGCGCTCCGCTTGTACTTGGCACACATATCAACGATTGACTCCAGACCCGTGTTCATTTGCATCTGGAGAAGCTCGACGTCCAGTCCGTCTCCGAGCTCAAGGACAGCATCGGCGAGATTGGCATATTTGGACAACGCTGCGAAAGCTGCGTCCGAAGCCGCTGCCGAGTTCGGAGCGGACGAGTTCCTCCGGAGAACCGGGACTCCGGGTCCGAAGCGCTGCCAGTGTAGGATTGATGCCGACGTGACTTCCATCGACAACAAGTCCCATTGACGAGCGGAACGGACGAGGGACAGTCCCTCGAAATTGTCTCCGTCTCGGTCAATCGAGAGGAGAACCGTCTTCCGGATATCGAGGAACGGAGCAAGTCCGGATCGGAAGATATTTCCGTTCGGATTCGTTTGTTGAATCCCGACGAGGTCTCCGGTCGGACCGTCGAAGACCCAACGCATCACGGTATTAGGGAGACGAGGAGCTAGTCCGGTGATTCGAGAGCCGACCGGAGCATGAGGATCGATGGCGAACTCGTAAAGCCCGAAACCGTTGACGACTCCCGAGCGGAGGAGTTGCTCGAAAGCGTCCTCGAAGTCGACTCTCCCGAACTGGAGATCGACGTTGAGACACTCGGCAACGAGGTCCAGTTGATCCCGGTCAACTCCGAGGAGCTCCGCTTGTCGCTCCGTCAACGAGGGAGCTTCGACCTCGATTGTCGCTCCTGCCATGACAGAGACGAGATTCGAGACCCCTTCTCGGATGACCGAGTCGGAGCGATAGGCTGCCATAAACTGCCCTTGATCGTAGGACAGACCTCGTCCTCGATAGGGATACAGATCAGCGTTGAGCTCAACCGAGGGAGTCCCTCCAGCGAACGGAGTTCCCGTGACTCCCGTCAAGGTCGAATAATCGAACGGGACCGGCTCGATTCCGTCCGAGGTCGAAACGGGACTCACTGCCGCCCGAGTGAACAACTCCCGTTCTCGGCTCTCCGAAGTGACTGGAGTTCCGTCCGGTCGCTGGAGATAGAGAGTCGCGTCCGTCGACTCGGAGAACTCGGGTCGTCCTTGACGATAGACGCTTTCGAGGAGGTCCGACCGGCCGAGACGCTCGGCAACGGTCCGACGAGCTTTCGAGAGATCGTCTCGGCTCGATTGACCTTGAGCCGACCGTCTCGCTCGGTCTGCGTTATGCGTTGCGGCTCTCGCTGTCCTCCAGACTCGTTGAAGCTCTGTCGATAGTTCTCCGACTTCGACGGGACGTCCGAGCGCTTGCTCGGCAAACTGGAGGAGTTCTCGGGTTTGTTCGGCTGGAAGTGTCTTTCGGACTGGCATGGTCTCTCCGGGTCGTTTCGTCCGGCTCTTGACGGACTTCGGGTTAGACCATGCCAGAGAACGGAGACGGAGTCATCTCCGCTCATACTGGGACCGACCTCGTCCGTTTCCTCCTTCGACGATCTTCCGAGTCCAAGCGAGTTTCTCGCTGGAGGTGATCGACTGGCCATGCACGACGATCCCGGACGGGAGGTCGGAGACGACATCGGCAAACGCAAGGACGAGAGCGTCCGCTCGGTCCGGAGACGACGTCCCTCGTCGACGGAGACTCTCCTTCGATTCGACCTTGAGGAGACCTCGTTCGTTCGCTTGAATCTTCGGGACGCTCAACTGGGAGATGAGCTTTGCGTCGTTCGGGATCGAGATGCACTCCTCAACCGGAACCGGCTCTCCTTGCATGTATCTCCAGGAGGCCCAGAAACGGAGACGGAGAGACCACCAAAGCTCGGCTTTTAGGTTCGCGAATCGCTCCTTCGCGATTCTGTCCGGAGCGTCCGAGTAGGAGACCGAGGTCGGAGAGACTCCGACGTTGACTCCGACCGCTCGGAACGGGAGCGAATCGTGAGACGCGAACGCTCCAGAGACTCCGGCGCCGACTCCAATCGAGTCGAATCGGACGACGGAGACTCGGGACGTCCGAGCCTTATCGAGGACAATCGCAGCGGAGTCGACGGGATTCCGACCTCTCCAAGCCTCGATTGAGCGGACGACTGGACCGAGTCTCTCGACGATGACTGTCTCGTCCTCTCCCGAGTCTGCGACATCGAATCCGATGACCTTCGGTCCGGACTTGGACTCGGGACCGAGATCGAGATCGAGATCGACAGCCGCTCGGACCCAATCGGACGGAATAATGAGGTCGTCTCCTCCTCCAGAATAATCAATATCGACCTCCCGAGCGGTGATCGAGAGACCATATTTCCGGACGTAGTCGTCTCGCCACGATTCGTCCTTTCTCGGGTCGTCTTTCCAACTCAACCGGAAGTGAGGGATCGAGTC